GAACAGCGCTACTTGATTGACGCTTTGATTGATGCTGCGGCTCGCCAGATGGACGAGTCTGCGCTTAAAGAGGCGGGCATTGCTTAGGAGCGTGTAAGTAATTAAGGGAAAGGAATGAGCATGTGGGCACTAAAGACAACATCTGACATGACAACAATGGTGATGGGAGTCGGCCTATTGATTACCATCGGATGCGCAATGCTCGCCGGGAACATTGCCGAGAAGAAGGGTTACAGCTTTGCGGCATTCGCAGTATTCGGCGTATTTCTGTCGGTGATAGCGTTAATCGTCGCTGCCGTGCTGCCAGACAAGAACACACAGCCACAGCTAATGGCAAGCGAATCCGCAAAGGCACAGGCCATCGCGGACTACAAGAAGCTACTCGATGACGGGACGATTACGCAGGAAGAGTTCGACGCCAAGAAGCATGAACTGCTCTCTTAGTACCATTCGATAATTGAGAGAGGGACCGCCCGTAACCACCCGTGAGCTTGAGACTGCCGCCATGATGCTCGATGAGTTGCTGCATGGCGCGAACATCGACGTAGACCACATGCGCGACGCCTACTGGGGTGCGAAGGCGCTGCTTGAGGAGATGGGCGTGCGCGTCACGGAGACGGACGGCCAGCACTCGCTGATGAGCGTTGCAGAATAAAAACTCCCGCCCACCGCTGGCACGATGGACGGAATGCGATTGAAACCCCCGACGAAAGGAGTCTACATGCCCAATGATACCAGAAGGCGGAGCATCGGCTCGGTGCGGCAACTGTCCAACGGACGGTGGCTGGCACGAATCACGCGCGGCAGGAAGGCTGACGGCGAGCGCCGCAACCCAAGCAAAGTTTTCGACACGAAACAAGAATCCGAGTCGTGGCTGCAAGCGATGGCCGTCAAACTGGACGAGCGGCCAGATCTGGGCGCTGGCGTCACGCTTTCACAACTTTGGAGCGTGTACTGCCATGGCAAGGAGCTGTCCGCAAAAGCATGGGCGACGTATAAGTGGTATGCAAAGCGCATATGGCTTGAGAGAATCGGGGATATGGACGTGTCCCAGATTTCGCCAGCAGTCGTGCAGTCGGTGATATCGACACTGACGCCGGGAAATGCCCGGCACGCCAAGGTGGTGCTATCGTCCATGCTTACGTATGCCGTAAGAATCGGCGTACTAAACAGAAACCCAATTCGCGGTCACGACTTCGACTATCCAAAGCGCGAATGCGACGAAACGACCTTTGACACTGACCCATTCGCCGCGATCCAGACGGCACGCGACGTATGGGACGTGCGAACCACACTACGGTGCTATGAGTTGATACAAGGATTGCCCCTTGAGCCCGCATGGCTGTGCTGCGTGGGCGCAGGTCTTCGCGTCGAGGAAGCATTGGCGCTCAGACGCATGGACGTGCGGCGCTTACAGACAAGCGGTCATATGGTCACCCAGCTTGCCGTCCACGCCGCAAGAACCTCGCTTGACGAACGCAAGGAGACAAAGACCAAGCAATCCGTGCGTGTGGTCGCGATGCTCGAGCCGTTCGGCGCACGTCTTTGGTATATAGCGTGTGGACTCGAAAACGCGACCGACTTGCTATGCACGGTGAGCGCGAGCAATCAAAACAAAAGATGGCGCGGATACTTCCAGCTGCCGAAAGTCTCAAAGCATCTGCCAAAAAAGGACGGATTCATGCATCGCGGCAAGCTGGCAGAGCTGCCATACCTGCCGCTGTCGAAGATGCGCAACACCCACGTCACCATCATGGCCGAGAGCGGCGTGTCGGACTCCATCAACGCGCTCATGCACGGACACACGGAGATGGTGGAAAGACGGCACTATCTGGCACCGGACACCACGCAAGCGACGTTCCAGGCATCACAGCAAATGCACAGACGGCACCTAAAACTGGTCGGATAATACTATGGCAGTCTCAGATGGTGATTTCTTAACGTGCAAGATTTCAGGCACCTTTGTGTAATGATTTGTAACGACGAAATATTATTTTCAACAAAAAACAGGTCAGCGCATACGCTGACCTGCTGCTTTTCTGGTGCCCCCAGGGGGATTCGAACCCTCGACCTTTCGCTCCGGAGTGCAGTATTTTATGTAGCTCTACCACATTTACCTGCGATTATACCGCTAATGCATCTCGCATCTACACACACTCACACCCATCTACACTGTGCGATGTGTAACGATTTGTAATCAAACATTGTACCGTTTGGCAAAACAAAATCCCCGCCCCTCCCATCACGGGAGAGACGGGGATTCGTCATATGTTCGTCACCTGCGAGCACGTCACCAGCAATGCCACCACGATCGCAATCATCATGCCTAGCAGCGCGAGGCATCCGCGCCGAGACACCCGCTCGTGGTCGCTAGACACGGAACGCCACGCCCTTGTCGGTCATCCAGCCGAGGCACGTCTTGCGCTCCGCCTCTGAGGCGGTATAGAAGTGCTCCTTGAGCTTGCCGTCGTACAGCTCGTACACGGGCGTCTTGCCGCCAGCGTAGAAAGCCACGCCCTCGTAGCGCCAGCCCTTACCAAGCGCGTCCAGCATCCGCGCCGCGTCCGTGCACAGCAGGTGGTCGCCGGTCTTCGGGTTGTACGCGCGGTACACCTTGGAATCGCTCGCCGTGGACTTCCACGCCACGCCCTCGTACGTCCAGCCGCTATCGACCAGCTTCTGCGCTTCTTTCGCGTCGCTCGTCCAGTGGTGGCGGTTGGTGGACTTGTCATAGACGCGATACACGCCGCGCTTGACGGGCTTGACCTTGGATGGCGTGGGCGCGGACTTTGAGTCCTCCACGTAGTAGTCTGCCTTGCCGTTGTAGTGCAGCACCGTGGCCCATGGGAAGTCGTAATAGGCCTTTACCACGCTCTCCAAGCCGTCCTGGTCTCCCACCTTGCCGCCAGTGGCCGTGTGAAGCTCGTTGCGGTTGAACTCGGACAGGCAGTCATAGCCGAACACGCCGTCGCTGCCGCCGTCCTGACACATCGCCACGTGCTTGCCGGGCGTGAGGTACAGGTCGCCGCGCTTGGCCGGGGTGAGCGATGCCGTGAACAGCCCTGAGCCAACGAACACGTCCAGCATGTCTCCGGTGTACGTCGCGGCATCCAACGCGCCCTCGTACTTCGTGCCTTGCAGCGCGAGCTGACATGCCGTGATGGTGGAGCTTGAGCAGTCGTAGTCACCCTTGCGATAGGTGTACTTCCTGCCGTTGATCGTGAGCGTCTTGGTCTTGTTGGTCTGCCCACCCCAGCGGCTACCCTGCGAGTATCCGTTGTCGGGGTCTTGCACCATGTCATAGTGGATACGTGCCCACACGTCCGCGATGTTGATGCGTACCTTACCCATGGTGTCTCCTTTCTCTCCGCAAAGCCTTTGCCAGTCCTCCCTCGTGCCGTAGAACGCGTCTGCGTCTAGCGAGGACTTCCCGCCGTTGTTCGGCTTCGGGTTGACGTATCCGTACTGGAAGATGGTCGGCATGGCACCCCACGCACCCCACTTGGCCTTCGACTGCCACGGCTCGTCCAGGTAGCCCTGGTACACGCGATCCTCGTATGCGTACTCGGCACCCCACAGCGGGTACTTCCTCGCGACGGAGGACCAGTCGTAGGCGTTGCACACGCCCTTCGAGGTGTACAGCATCGGCGTGCCGCCGAAGCGCTCGCGCATCCTGTCTAAGAACCGCTTGCACCACGTCACGTCACCGCCGCTGCAGAACTTGGGGTTACCCATCTTCTCCCAGTCGAGCGTCGCGATGGCGCGTCCCCTGTAGTCCTTAATGGCGTCGTAGAAGCTGTCGGCTTCGACCACGGGGTCGCCGCCGTTCGCGTAGTGGTAGAAGCCCAGCAGCTTGCCGGACCCCAGCGCCGCGTCGGCCATGCTCCGGTAGGTCGGGTTGTAGACGGTCCCTTGCACGCCCTCGGTGGCCTTTACGATCACGAACGCCGCGCTCATGGCACGAACGTTGACGCCTTCGTCAAAGCCGCTGATGTCTACGCCATCCAACTTGCTCATGACTTCACTCCTTTCGATATGAATAAAAAGGGACCGCCCCGAAGGACAGCCCCATGTCGGCTATTGTGTCCCTACTCGGCCTTTGCGCCGTCTTGTTGGTCGCTGGCCTTGCCCTTCGCGTTCTCCAACAGCTTCCACACGCCCGTACCCTTGCACTCGGGGTGCGCCTCCGCCCATAGCTCGATTACGGAGCTAATCTCCATCAGGCAGAACGCGCCCGCCAGCGTCACGAAGATGGGCTGGAATCCGAGGTCGAAGCCCGAGAGCAAGATGCCGTCGATTACCACGGCCACGCAGAGCATCCCGAAGTTGCCCAGCTTGCGCAGCAGACCCTTGCGCAGCTCGTGGGAGCTGAAGTTGTTTTGAAAGAACATGGCGTTGAACACGCCAAACAGCAGGTCCAGCGCCGTCAGTATCAGCAGCGCGATGACCAGGGCCTGCGCTATCTGGCTGTCCCTGATGGGACTCAGGAATATGTCGATGTAAGGGGGCATTATTCCGCCCCCTCAGCCGCGACCAACGCGTCGATAATCTGCTGCTTCGTCCACGACTCGTACGCCTCAATCCCCCGCTCCTCGCACAGGGCAAGAAGCTCGGTCTTGTTCATGGACTGGTAGCTGACATCAGGCTCAGGCTCCAGCCTCGCCCTCACGGCCTCGCGCCACCGCGCGGGCACCTGCTCCACCGTCATCCTTCCCGCCAGTATCCTGGCGACGTAGAAGTTGACCATCATTCACCTCCGATGATAGACGCAAGCTCCTCGACTGCCTGCGAAAGGACCTCCACCATGTCCGCGCTCTCCGCGCTGATTCCCGCTATCTCCTCTATCGCGTCCGCGTTCGTCTCGGACTGCTCCCACGACTCCCATGACTCTCGCGGGACCTTCAGCTCGTCCCACTCGTAGTGCGCGGGGCGCTCCTCAGTCCCATCGACGTGGCTGATGTTCCTGCGAACGTAGACGTATGCCATGCTTGAGGTGTCGTCGACCTCGGCTGGCCTCGAATCCTGCCCGTTCTCGCATCTGTACCAACTCATGCAACCATTCCTTTCTGCATTGCGCCTTGTCATGCCTGCTGACTTGCCGCCTCATCTGCTGGAAGCTGACAAACGGCCTCACGTGCC